ATGGTTACAAAAACAATGGACGGGTGTAGCTACTCCGAACTATGGGTGTCCCCTGCCAACTGGCAAAAAGCTACTAAAAAAGACTTGGATAAAGATTGGTACGTGCAATGCATTTTCTTTGACCCTCGTTTTGAAAAGAAATACCCTAAGGGCTTCCCCTATCGAAAAAAGGCTAACAGACCTAATACGATAGAGGAACGAAAGGCGATGATTTCTTTTCTTCTTAAAAACATTCCCCAGCAACTTGACAATGGTTTTAATCCTATCCTCAAAAAGTATGTGAGCGTTCACAAAGAGGGTCTTTACCCTGAATTACACTTTATCGAGGCTTTTAGGCGTGCATTGGAAATAAAAGTAGGCACCAAAAAACACCTATACGAAATACAATGCGCTATTAATAGACTTGAAAAAGCGTGTGAAGCCCTCGATTTGCAAGCTGTTAAAATTAAAGACTTGCGAAGGGTGGACTTAAAGCGTATGTTGGATTGGTTACGACTATCCGACAAATATTACAATAGGTTCGTGATATACTTCTCCAGCTTATATCGTGAGTTGATAGAGTACGAATGTTGTGAGGCTAATATTACAAGAGATATATACCCTAAAAAGGTGATTAAAGAAGTTCGTACTATACTTACCGCTGACGAACTCATAAAAGTAAAAAACCACGTGCGATTTATTAATCCTGATTTTTATAGGTATATGATGATATTCCTATATTCAGGAGCGCGTAATACCGAGCTTTTTAGATTACAACGCAAAGATGTAGATTTGGACAAACAGGAGTTTGTAATACTGCTTGAAAAAGGTGGGCAGTACAAACGATGTACAAAGGTGATATTGTCTCCTGCATTAGAATTTTGGAAAGAGATATGCAACAAGTGTAAAAGCGATAACGACTATCTTTTTGCACTTGATTTTGTCCCTAACAAGAAAATGGGTCATACCGAGATTGTTACCCGCTTTTGGAAGCGACACGTAAAGGATAAATTAGGCATTGAAGCTGATTTTTACGCCCTCAAACACTATATGCTTGATAATTTGGACAGCGATACGGCTATGCTTTTGGCTTCGCACACTAACCAAAACACAACCGCTATCTACCAAGTGAATAAGGCTAAAAGAGAGAGGGAACGTTTAAAGAAATTGGAGATACAGATATAGAAAAAGCCCCTTAATTGGGGCTTTTATTTTGTAGGTCATAAAATATTAGGAAAATACCTACTTTTACAAGTATTCTTGCTAAGTATTTTTACAAACTTTTTTGCAAACTTTTTTGCAATATCAAAATAATATTGTACTTTTGCACAGTCAAATCTACTAATTTTCTTTCTAATCATTTTAACTATAGATATTTAAATAATTATGAGTTATAACGTTATACAAGTAGCCAATTGGCTAATAGAAAAAGCTAATAATACTGATAATGGGGACTTTATAACTAACTTAAAACTTCAAAAGTTATTATATTACTTACAAGGGTATTATTTAGCAGTTTTTGAAAAACCTCTCTTTGATGATGAGATAGAGGCGTGGCAATACGGTCCTGTTGTCCCTAATGCTTATTACGAGTTCAACGCTTTTGGAAAAAACGCTTTGCAACCTACAAATGAAGGAATTGCTCAATTTACTAATGATGAGGAGGAATTACTCAATGAGGTATTTGAGGTATATAATGACTTCTCTGCAGTAGGGCTTATGCATCGTACCCACAATGAGCCTACTTGGAAAAATACACCTACTGCTAAAGGAAGTGTTATTACTAAGGAAAGAATGACTAAATTCTTTAAAACTCGTGTAAATTGGGATGAGTAAGAAAAAAGTTAAACCAGTTGAAGAAGAAGATAGTGTTGAAAGAAAGTATTTCTACCCTCTATTTTCATTCAAACACTTACAAACATCTGTCTCTTATAAAAACAGTAATGACTCTAAATTTTTTGTGGACTTTTTAGAGCGTTTACACAAGTTGAGTGTTTTAGGCTGGGAAGAAATCAGAAAGTCTCAACGCCACGGTTTTGGAATGGAGAAAATTTCGATAGACAAAATAAAACCTCAATGTCCAAGTTTTATTACTCCTGACATAAAAGAGTTGCACGTGTTTCGTGCCACTGGTAGCAATAAAGTATTTATAGGACTACAACAAGGTAATGTTTTTCACGTTATTTTTATTGAGGCTGATTTTGGAGATGTGTATAATCATTAAAAATAATCTATGAAAAAAATAGTATTATTATTGTTGTCCCTGCTTGCTGTGGGGTGTTCGAAAAGTGAGGAGAAGCAAGAAGATTTTAGCCAATATAAACTGAATGTACCTGAGTGGTTAGTGGGTAGGTGGGAATATAAAGAATATCTTATTGACTATTCTTTTGAATTTACAAAAAATGATTATAGAGTATTTAAAAATAGTTATTTTGAGGTTCGACAATCACGATTAGTTGAACAAAAGGAATACTCTTTTAAATTTCAAGAAGATAATGTGCATACATATTATTTTATAGAGTTTTTACCTAATAATGGTGAATATTACAAACATTATTACGAGTGGACAGAATGGAGTGCCCCCAGTTCATTTTTTGAGAACAAACAATCTTTTAAAATCGTTTATACACAAGTAGACAAGTATGGTTCAGACATAAAAGTTATATCAGAAAGGAAAAATTGGTATAAGAAAGTAAAATAAAAGCCCTCGTTGCGAGGGCTTTTATTATGTGCGTATTTTTATACCTTTGGTAGTGAGTTCATCTATCCCTCTTTTTACCCCTGCAAGGTCAGACTCCATTTTATGAAGTTTATAAGTATTGACCTCAATACCAGAAAGGTGTTTGAGTTGTTGAGCCGAGAATGTTTGTAAAAACTTATGCATTTCAGTAAACTCCTTGACGGTTTGTAACATCGCATTTTTACTTTCCGCACCTATTTGTGTGAGTAGCCTAAATTGTCCGTTCAATTCGTCTGCACTGTCTTGACTCATTCGTGCAAATCCTTTTTCTACTGCGTTCCTACCATTTTTATCATCAAACATTTTAATACCTGATTGTTCCAAAGCGTCAAACATAGCTTTTGCCTTTTGTTCTCCTTTTTGGATTTCAGGTTTTATAATGTTATTTACAAATTCAACAGTTTTGTTTTTTACCTTTTCATACACTTGCTCATTGCTAAGCCCTATTGATGAGGCATATATGTTATCCACATCATTTTGGAACTTAGAAAAAATTTCTTTTATTTTCTCGGTAACTAACGTTTGTTTGATTACGTTTTTCATTACACGGGCAACAGTTTGACCAAAATTTTCAAACGCATTATTTCCTTTTTCTACAGCAGAAAGAATGCTATCAGCGAAACCAGTCCCTAATTCACCAAATGTTTGACTTGTATATTCAGAGATTGTTTTTTTGTATTCTTTTAGTTGATTATACAAATCTTTTGCTTTTTGTATTTGTTCCCCTACGTAGTCGATATTATCACGTCCAAAAGACATTAGATTAGCATCCGCCTTACTAATTTTTTCTAAGAAATCATAATCAATGTTACCTAATTCATCAACGAAAGGTTTAATTTTGTCCTTAAACGCTTTTGTTATTTCTACTTTTTCTTCACCCCAAAAAGGAATACCAAAAGGCCCCTTTTGCCAAACCCACCGCGTTCTATAACCGTCAAATACTTGTGTATTTTGTACATCTATAAGGTCGTTACGAAGTTTTTTTACTTTGTCATTGTAGTTTTTAATAATATCAAGTTGTTTTCCAATTTGGTTAGTAGTCAAAGAATTAGAATGTTTTTCCCCTTTCAATATACGTTCATCATAAAGTTCATTTATTCTCTTTTCGTTCTGATATTGTTCTTGTTTCCACATTCTCTCCTTTTGACGGGCTCTTTCTTTATCACTCTCTATTTTCTGAACAAAACCATATACGGCTCCTATAACACCTCCAATAGCAGCACCCCAACCTCCTCCAATTTGTCCCCCTATTTGAGCAAAAGACATAGCCTTATTGACTATTTCTCCCATTTCTTTTATACCTTTACCGAATTCCCTTAGTGAGGCATTACCCGTACTTTGTCCCAATCGCTCAAATTCTTGTCCTAACTGTCCAAATTGTCCTGTGATTGATTGCGCTGACGACAACATACCATTGAACGCCTCCTGCCATTCAGCGGTGTTGGGTTTGGCTTGAAACATTTTCTTTATGCTCGCTCCAAGTTTGCCAAAAACGGTATCACTTCGCTCGGCTGTATCTCTTGCTTGTTCGAGTTGCTGGCGTAGGCTTTGAATATATTCTACATTGTCTTTGTCACTCATATCAAGGTTACTCGCCAACTGGTCTATTTCAGCTTCTGCCTCTGCTATGGTTTGGCGTATCTCCTTGACTGTCTTTTTGCGCATATTTTCAAAAAGTTTAGCGATAGCTGTAGCCTCTTTTTTGTAGAGTACATCTAACTTTTTGAGCTCACGTGTCTTTTCGTCTTGCGCTTTTTTCACTTGTGGAGCATCAGACCCCAATTTGGCTTGCAAGGCGGCTATATCGGCATTGTATTTCTCCTCAATAGCTTTACGTTGGTCGGTGTAGGTTTGGTACTTTTCTAACAAGTCATTGTACACTTGTTCCTGCTGAATGCGTTGGTACTCGGCATTGGAGGCTAAAAGAACTTTTTCGTTTTCAGCAATGCGGGATTTTTCGGCTTTAATAGCTTCAGTATTGGTGTCAAAGGCTTGTCCTTTTTTCCATTTTCCTTGTGCTTCGGCTTTTTGTTTTTCGGTTTCAATGAATGCATTTAACTGGTCTTCTGAACGCCTTCTAATCTCCTCTTCTTGTTTGTCGTATTCTAATTGAATAATGGCAAGGCGTTTTTCTGCTCCGTCTTGCATTATCTTAATGCGTGCTTCTTCTTGCGCAAAAAGGTCGTCTTGAACTTGGCGGTTGTGGTCTCTTTGGGCTTTATCAGTATCGTACTCTGGTAGGGTGTTTTTAGTAGTTATTCTTTTCGTATTGCTTTTGGCTGATAAATCATCTCCTGTACCCTTTTTGTATTCTTCAAGAAGTGTTTTTAATTTAGCCCTTTTTTCGTCTAATTCATTTAATTCCTCAGTACTTATATTCGTGCCCTTTTTGTTTCTTGCCTCTGCTTCATTTATCTGTTTTTGTAGAGCCAAAATCTCATTCTTCTTTGCAACAAAATCAGTAGTTTGGATTTTAGCTTGTTCAATCATTTTTATATGTTCTTTGTATGCCTGATTGAAACGTCCAAGCTCATTAAAGTTGTATTTAAGAAAAGGATTTTGAATATCGTCTGTTATCTTGAAATTATTACCTGTTGATGGCGATTTTTTGCTATTATATGCGTCATTGATTTGCTTTCTTATCTTGTCTAACTCTGCTTTACTTTTGCCATTGAGAGAGTTTGCAAATTGACTCACATCAATACCTACTACCACATTTTGTTGTTTTTGGAGTACTAACTTATCTCTTTCAATTTCTTTTTTTAGACGGTCAATTTCTCTTTGAGTACTCATAGCAATTCGACTGTCAGACGCTTGCATTTTTACCAACTTTTCTATTTGGGACTCTTTTGCTTTGATAGCTTCTTGAGTTTTTCCTATTGCGTCACGAGACATATTTTCATTCATTGTCTCATAACGTCCGTTTAAGTCTTTAAGTACTTGAGACATTTCTCTCAATACTTGATTAAGAGATGTGTATTTGTCAAGTACGCTTCCTGTGCTACTTTTTAACGCTAAAAAAGCCTTATTTCTTTCGTCCCACGATTTAGTTTCGTCTTGAATAGTAGAAATCAGTCCACTAATTCTGTTTTTTTCGTCATCGATAAGGTTGGCTTGTTCCTTACGTAATTGGTTGTGTCTTTCAGTTGCTTCGGCATTAGCGTCGGTACTATCTTTGAGTGACCATAATGCAACAGCCAACCCTACCAATGCAGCTGCTGCAAGAGCATAAGGATTAGCAAGCATTGTAAGATTAAGGAGTTTTTGCGCTTTTTCAACAAGTACCAACCACGTATAATGAGCCATTTCGGCAACAGTCATTCCTGCTGTACGTGCTGATACTACTTGCTGTACAGCGGCTGTGGCAATGAGCGCCGCTCTATATGTACCATAAGAAGCTATAAGCCCAGCTATGAGTTTTCCAATGGTTTGATAGTTTTCGACTAAAAAAGCTACACCTTCAATTGCTCCTGACACAATACCCTCGCTTGATTTTCCTATCTCATTAAGCATTTGGTCGAAATTATCACGCAAATTGGATATTTGACCGCCTAATGATTTACTTTGCTCTGCCATTAGGTTATAGAATAGACCGCCCTCATTGGTCATATTCTTTATAACGGCTTGTATTTCGGTAAATCCTATTTTGCCAGCAGAAACCATTTCTTTGATTTCGGTTTCGCTCTTACCTACTACCTTACTCAATTCGGCTATGATAGGAATACCCGCATTCATAAACTGGTACAAGTCATTAGTGAGTAAACGCCCTTGTGCTTTCACCTGCCCGTATACGTGAATGAGTTGCCCCATAGGTACTCCAAGCCCTGAGGCTACATCTCCCATACGCCTAAGTGTTTCGGTTACTTCTTCAGCGGGTACTTGAAAAGCTAACAGGCGTTTTGCGCCCTCTGATACTTCTTGTAATCCGAAAGGGGTTTTAGCTGCAAGGTCTGTCATTTGTGCCATTAGCGCATTAGTCTTTTCCTTACTTTTGAGCATAGTGCCAAAAGATATTTCGAGTTGCTGGAATTGGGAACGTACCTCGATTACTTGATTGACAAAAGCCTTTGCTTGTGAAAAAGTAAAAAACGCTAACGCTCCCTTAGCGAGGGTATCAATAGACTGTTGTAGTTTATTGGTTTCTCGCTGTGAGCTTTGCATAGACTCATTGAAAAGTCGTTGCATTTTATTTAAATCACGTTCTAAATTATCAAGTCGTAAACTTGCCTCAAAATCCATAGTTCCGTTGCTGGTGTTCATTGTTATAGTGTATTAAGGTTGTAGTAAAAACGCCCCTATAAAGAGGCGTTTCTCGTGCAATTAAGAAAAAAATCACTTCAAAAAGCGTTTTAGTTTGTCCCGTATAAAGTAAAAGACTACCAATAGTACTATGATAATAGCGATAAGGTATAAATAGGAACTTTTCACATCTTTTGTTTTATGAGAAAAAGCCGTCGTGCTTTCTGTACTTCGTAATTCATTATTAGTTGTGCTTATAGTACTCGTAAGGGTAGTATTCGCCACTATTTGGCTATTGGATAGGGCTCTTTTAGTAGTAATCTTCACCTTTCCACCTCTTACCCTTATGGTTTCGTTGTCGCCGTCACGAATGCGAGTATATGTAAGCTCCTTGCTGTTACCTACGCTATCCTTATCACTCTCTACTGTTACCTCGTACTCTTGCGAGGTGTGTGTATCGAGTTGCAAGGTTTGTTCGTTTTGCTGAAAAAGAGCTGTACTATCCTTGTACTTTATTATACGCTCTTTCTGCACCTGCTTTTGCTCGGTAGTTGCTACCTTGCGAGTCCTGCAACCTAATAGACCAAGCAAAACAAGCACCAATCCGATAACCCCGAACGCTCTTAGTATTCTTATGTAATTATGTTTTCTCATTTAGATTAATAATTTTTGTAATTATTTTCTTCAAACTATCAGCATAGTTGGCAGCAGTTGCATACCCTGCCTTTGCCACTTCTTCAGCGAACTTGTACGGGTCACTTCTTACTAACAATGCCTTAGCATATCGCTTGTTTTTGAAAAAGAATTGAGCGTGGTCGGTAAAGCATTCTTCGGGGGAGTCGTACTTCCTAAACCAGTCTTTCACTTCATACTTATATTTACCATTAGGTAATTGATATATAGACATCACTTGCGGAAACTTATATCCTAACTTTGGAGAATTAAGTACTTCAGTAGTATTTAACAATTGCTTTTTATTAACAGGCGTGTCCTTGCCTGCTTTTACGCCAAAAAACATATTGCCTGGCGCACTATCTCCCCAACCGCTTTCCAATGCAGCTTGTGCCAACGTAAAGAGATGCGAGATACCCGTTTTGCGCTCGGTTTCAATCGCAAATGGCTTGTATTGCTTTATAAATTCCTTCGGTGTCATTCTTGTTCGTCTTCTATTTTGTCGTTATTGTTTAATTCTTCTGTTTTTGTGCCATTACTAATTTCATCAAAGAAATCTTTCAATTTTCCGCTCCTCTCATAGTTATAAAGCGCTTTCATTATCCATTGTGGCGGGTATTTTCCGCCCGTAAGGACAAAAACATTCTTCACTATCTTGCTTACAGGGTACATCAACGTCATAAATTGTACTGCACTCTGGAATATTTTGCCTGTTTCTGTTTCATTGATAGGTATACTTAGTATAGAGAGCGATATATAGACTACTGCTATCACCATCATAATGGTAGCGTTGCCTACAAGGAAGTTATGAATGTTAAATGTGCCTGCTTTGGCGTGATAAATAGCCCCTACTACCATATTGAGAAGGAGTACAAAACTAATTCCTACAAAAAAGAGTTCATTTTGTTCCCGCCATACCGAAAAGTACGAATATAACAATAGTAACGGCACGCTCTTAAAGAAAGCAACAAAGAAATAGTACACCCTATCCCTTAGATGTATCTTATCATCAAAATAGAAGAGCAAAACCAAAGGTGTAGCCCATATCGCTATCTTTATCTTGGCTTTGAGTAGCCATTTTAGTAATTTATTCATTTATCAAGATTGATTTATTAGTTTTTCTAATTCTTTGTTATATTCAGGGCTTTTGTCTGTAACAACCTTTCCTTTGTCTTTTTCATCAACAGAATAATATTCAGGTATTACACTATTGTAGAGCATTATATTAGCAAAGGATATTTCATACAAAACCTCATTAAAAGTTATATTAGGATATTGTTTTAGAAAACCACCGACTATTGCCCAGACACTGTCATTTCGCTCACTTTCCTTGTCGGTTTTAGCAGATTCGCTTCGTTGAGGAAAGTGATAAGCATAAAAAAATCGGTAGTCTGCATTTTGCCAAGTTGCTGAATTAAAAGTGTGCCTGTCTCTTGTATGCTTAGTTGATATAGTATTTTATTAGTGAGGACTTGAAGTTGTTTTTTGTGGTTGCTGAATAGTTTTTTGATTCGTTCCCACAAGGTGATTTTAGGGTTGGGAGCTCCAAGTATCATTATAGCAAGAGCACGAGCGATGTGTTTCCCATATTGTGCTTTTTGAAAAGCTTCCCCTAATGCCTTTTCCCTATTGAGTTCTTCCATTGGTATATTGGAGATTTCCTGAGACACGAGAATAAGGGTTGCAAGGGTAGGTTGTGGTACGTGATAGGTGCTTCCTAATATAGTTATAGGTTGCGTTTGCTGTAGTATAGTTTCTGCAGTTTTTTGCTGTATGTCCATTGTTTAAGTGTGTTAGAGAAGGTTTTGGGGTTAGGTTTGTTACCTAACCCCTGTGCCTAACGTTTGATTATCCGTTATACTCTTTGAGCATTTTACCTGTTTTGGGTTTGAGAGCCGTAAAGGTATATTTTATTTTACCTCCTATCTCACTGTCCCACGTTTTTACAGACGAAACATTGGTTTTATCCATTATAAAACCTTTTGCGCTACTGTTTTCAGGTGAAAGTCTCACAGCATACTGGTCAAGGATAATACCATCTTCATCTGGAATAGGTATAACAAGGTCGTCTGTTTCGTAGATTTCAAACTCCAACTTATACTTGCTGGCGTTCTTACGGGTAGCAATAATTTCACCACCTTCTACTTTAGCTTCTTTGCTATCTCCTTCTTCTGTCTCTAATTTTGTCGAGTTTTCAACAGGTGTAGGAAACGCTTTCCAAGTGGGTGTTTGTGGCATTTCGCCATTCTCCAACTTGACGTATTCTAATTTGGGTTTTCCCCAGCTTATAATATTTGCCATAATGTTTTGTTTTTTTTAATTATTAATACTAAAACGTTTATAGAGGATTTGAGCGTTTACAAGGTTTTGATTGCTATCTTCCTCAAAGCTATTGATGGTTTGTTCTTGTACAAAAAGATATTCATCAGGGGCTCGCTGTACGAGACGGCTCATAAAGTCTTCAATCTCTAAGATACGTGCAATATTTTTCACATTCTTTTGCGCTCCTATATTGATTTTAGGCACATAGAAGTTGATGTTTATTTTGCCTTGTTGTACATCATTATTGATACCCGTAAGATAGCCTATTACACAATCTTCCTTGTTAGAATTGTGAGGGCGAGTACCTTGTAGATACACATCGCCTTTAATGAATCCTTTTATTTCGTCTTTGAATATGTCAAAGACGTCTTTTTCAATTTGTGTACCTCCTTTTTTCATTATTAATAGAGTTTTGTTAAGATGTTTTTAGCCATTAGCTCGGCAGATGAAAGCACATTAAAACCTTTAGCTTCGACGTAAGCAGCATAATTCATTCCTGCAACCACTATAAGCACCAAACCTTTAGTATATTTGTTTTTTAGCTCCTCAATAAGTTTTTGGTTGAGTGCAGAAATGTTTCTTTTAGATTTTTCTACACTATTAAGGAGTACTACATAACCTACAGAATTGCGAAGGTTGCCCGTTCTATCGGTATATGCCCCATTATCTCGTGCTTCAATGATACATCGTTCGCCAACCTCAATGAATTTATTTGTAGCTTCATTGATATACTTTTCTTTGATTTTATCAAAGGCAATGTTTAGCTTTCCTTCTATCATTATACAGTGATTTTGGTTCTACCCACTAAATCGGCGTGCTCAATGCTTTGTACTTCAAACTCTCCTAATACCTCATTTTTGTTGTTAAAGAGACGTACCCTCTTGGCACTGAATACGTACAAACCATAATCAAACCACACAGTAAAAGAGCTTTGTGTAAAAGTACTATCCTTAAACACTCCTCGCTGATTAAGAGTGTTTGCTACAATATGACAAGGTATAGGCTCGCTCCATTCAGATACCCCCGATTGAGGTATGCCGTCCACAAGTCCGCCTCCTACTATGGTTTGTACTTGTAATGTGCCATTATCTAATATCATAAAAATATCACTCTTGGTTTCTTAGAAAGTTCGTCTTTAAGCCCTAACCGCTTACATTCGTTACCATAGAATGCTATAATATCATCTTTGTTTGCTCGTGATATACTTGTGCCTCCTTCAGATATTGAGGTTGGGTGCAAGAGTATTTGCGGTATAAACTTAATAAAAGCAATGTACATTTGTTCCTGCTCTTCGCTTTTAGCTTCGTCTTCTAAATTTGGGACATTTAAATCTAAAATGTCAGCCTCAGTGAGAGAAAGCCCCAAAGAGGCAAACCTTTGACGGAAATAATCCTTTTTTGTCATATTATCCCATTTTAGAAGTGTTGATGATTGCCATACGCTGAGGAGCGGTGATGTTTGGTATCCACTCACAACCATATTCCACAAAACGACCTTCTTCTGTACGTTTAGTGGTGATAAAATGACCACCCTCTAATACAGTGTAGGTTCTATCGGGAATACGGTCAGCAAGCTCGTAAGGTTGATGCCACATCATCTTACCTATTTTTGTAGTAGGCAACAAGGCAATACGCTCATCGGCAAAGATGTTAGTACTTGTACCATCTTCTTTCACCACGTAGTCTTCTACAATACGAAGAGGAGGTAATCCTATACCGGTAAGTAATTGGTTCGCCATTGCTTCGGTAATGATACCCCCTGCAACGCCTATTTGTGCGTTGCCTAATACCATTTTGTAGGTGTTTTTGAACTCATCAGAAGCTACAATGCGCTTGTTGAAAGTGCTACGTGTCATTTCCATAAGAGCAAATGTACCTACTTTAGCACGAGTTTCTTCGACTATCTTTTGCAAGTAGGCGATGAAATTAGGTTTTTCGGCAGTTGTAGGGTCAAACTTCATTACAGGGAGTTCCATTTTCATAAGAGTAATACCCTCTTTGTTGTCGTCCAATCTGACCTCTCCTACCCCTGTAGATATGAGTTGTCCCACAACATAGTCCATACGCTTATGAGGCGCAAGGGTACATTGACGAATATCATCTGCAAGGTAGTTGATGATTTCGGTAAGTACAGCAGGTTGTCCTGCCCCTGCTTGGTTGTACTTGTCGATGAGTTGTTGCACGATACTAAGGCGTTCATTGTCCATTTGGAAAGAGTTCCCTAAGTCGGCAACCTCACCAGTACCACTGCCAAGCGTTTTGCGCTCACGGATAGGTTTGTTAGAGTTCTTGTCAATCACTGAACCCATAACCACACCCGTAACGGTACCAAGATAGGTTTTGAACAAACGTGATTTGGTTTCTTCAAAATCTAAATATCGTTTCCACACGATAGTGTCAAGGGTAGTTTGCATTACCCTATCAATTACCGCCTTAATGATGAGTGGGCTGTTAAAAAGTTTTTCTAATGTTAAAATCATAGTGTTTGAGTTTTAAATGAACATAAATCTTGCCCCAAGTGTTGCCTTATCTTGTTCCGATACGGGGGTGTAGAGCTTTTCTGTTTGGATTTCATACGCCTGACCGAGAGCGGTAACAGTCGCCCCTGCTTCTTTCTTTACCCTTGCATAGTTAAGGAAATTAGCGGGATTTTTGACTTCTTTACCTGCTACGGTTTTGGCTTCAAAGAGGACATCTCCTGCTTTTACCCCGTCAATGGTTGCTGACAGGGTAAGGGTGTCGTAATTGGCATTGGTAGTGTCGATAGCTGAAATGGTTGCGCCTTTCGTGCCGTTGCCAATGTGCATACCTTTTTTAACAAGACTTCCCTTTTGGATTTTTAGGGTAGTATTGTCAATGTTTTCAGTAGCTTTTACAGACTTTGATACTTTGGCAATACGGGTTTTAAAATCCACAGACAAAGGGGCTAATACAGGTACATAAGTACCCTCTGCTATATCATTGTCTTCAAGATTAAAACCTCCTGCCAATCGGTAGCCTGTTTTTACATTGTAGAGTTCTTTCTCTACTTCTTGACCTTTAAGGTCATACTTAATTCCTGCTGGCATTTTGTTTATTATTTAATGTTAGTAATTTGTAGCAGTTGCTTTTTGGGCTTCTACTATTTTTTGAGTGTCTTGCTCGATTTGTTTAGCAAGAGTCTCTTCCTCTTTAAGAGGAGTGTCTGGGTTGTCAGGAGCTTTAGAGTAAGAGAAACCTAAGTCAGCAAGTTCTTGTTTTTGCTTTTCAAAGCCGTTGCTTACCTCTATAGTAAGAGTTTCGACGGCAGTATTGTCAGCAAATTCACGCCCTGCGAGTGCTGGGGTGTAATAGCTTTCGGGTATGTTTTTCTCTTTCATTGCCCTAACGAATTGTTCTTTTAGAGTTTCGGAGGTACGACCTTTTTGGAACTCTGCAAATGAGTCTTGCAGTGCGTTAAGCTTTTCGAGCACGGTGGCGAGTTCGGAATTAGGTTGTTGCTGATTGCCCCCTTGTGTAGGTTGCGTGTTAGCGGGCTCGTTACCCTTTTCAAACTTGGATTTCCAATCCTCAGCTTCTTTCTTATATTTTTCGCTTTCGTTTTTGAAAGTGTTCACTCGACTATCAGCGAATGATTGGAAATGTTTTAGCATAGATTCAGCCCCAGCAATAGCTGGTTCTACTTGTGCTTCTTCGGTTACGAAAGTACTTAAATTAGTAGCTACTCCTTCAAGCACTTGTGCACTCAACCCTAATGCTGCATACTTAGTTTTGAGTGATTGGAGAATTTTTTCTTTAAACATAAAATATTGATTTTTAGTACTATTGTTTTATGTTGCAAAGATAAGGGGGTAGGTGTTAGGTTGTATATTTTTGTATTGTGAAAAAGTTAGTATTTTTTTGTTATAGATAATTTTACAAGTTTCTCTATGGTTTGGACTGAAAAAGTGCGCTATCATTCAATAAAGAAAGCCCTTAATCAGGGCTTTTGGTAAAAATATTTTTTTAGATATTTGCTATTTAAAAATATTGTTGTATTTTTGCAGTGCAAAAGGGCTTAAATGAACTTTTGAAGGGCATTGCCCGCCAGAGCGTAATAGCGGTATAGTATCCCGAAGCTCATCAACTACCTTGAATGTGCATAAATTCAGGGTAGTTTTTTTATTTTAGAAAAAGCCTCTTACTAACTTTCTGTGTTTTCCTAATTTAAAATCTTTATAAGATATTTCTAATATATCATTGTTTTTGTTTATTAGTATCATATTACCGAGTTTTTTATTTTTTCTCTTCAATTCTTCAATAGATTGTATAAACAAATCTGTATTCCCTTTCTCTAATTGTAATACAATATTATCTGCTTGTAAAAACCCTTTCTCAATGTCTGCTTTTAGAGTTCCTATCTTTTTAGTTGTACTGTGTTTAAAATCAGCAACTACTAATTTGTTTTTGAAATTGACAATAGAGTCTGCACTACTCACATTATTATACTCAGGTAGTAGGGCAACCGATTTTCCTTTATCATTTAGTGCCTTTGCCATTGCTAAAGTATTTTTTAGGTTTTCTCCTTTGCCTTTGTGTAAGTCAAACATTACTGTCTTTGCACCATTAGTTTCATTATGAAATAGCGTTTTTGCTCTATTATCATCTATTATATCCTGTAATAGCTTCTGTTTATCTTTGCTATGCTTGATTTTCTTTAATTGTTCAATAATTACAGGTGAAAAAGGCTCAAAGGCTACATACGCATTCTTATTAAAAGGCTGTATTGCTTGTATAACCTTTTGCGAAATACCCTTACTTTGGTTATCTATGCCCCATAGAAACATAGGCATACCCTTAGCGTTGGTTATTTTATTTTCGTTATCTGATATCCACTCGGTGAGCTTGTTGTTTATGGTGATTTCTTTCCCCGCTATATCTTTTTTGAATACAGGTGTCATATAGCAACGGCAGTTTGGGTGATTACCTACCCATACGAAGCTCTTAGGGTATATACCTTTCATCATATCACATATTTCACAACCGTGAGGGTGCTTGCTTCGCTTGATTTCGTAGCCCGCTATCATATCCATACTTTGCCAGCGTTCTATATCGGCGGTGCGATAGGCTATGTTTATCTCTGTACGTGCCAAGCGTTCGGCATTCTTGTATGCACTCCTATATACTCCTTGTCCCGAACGATATTCCTTTGATTTTTGCGAGAGTTGTAACACACCATTTTTATCTCGGTACTTTCTGAAAAGGGTATCAGGGTTTTGTAGGTACTTCTTTAGTACAGATGTGAGCTGATTAGCTGGTGTTCCCTCGTGTATGGCTACATCTAATGCCATTTCTATTTCGGTGCGATACTGTTGGGTTAAGTTCCACACCCTACCTGAAAGCATACGCTTCTTTTCTTTTATCACAATGCTTTGTAGAGTATCTTCCTCTTTTTGTGAATGATGAATATTAGTAAACACATCTTTAAACTTGTCCTTAGATAGCTGGTAGTGCTTGTCTATACAGTAATTCATCTTTTGAAAAAATACGTTGTTAAACTTTTCAAAGAGTGATTTTACCTTATTGTTCAGTACAGGGTACAAGGTAAAGGAAAAGAACTCCTCTTTGATAGTCTGCAACCCATAGTACAGCACTACCATTTTTAGCACCTCATCAAATAGATGAAGGAGTTTAGAAACGTCCCTTTCGGTTTGGTTCTGGTGATATTCATTCCACTTTTCTAAATTCATTTTTGCTAATCCTTAAACAATTCATTCCCTTTTTCTTTCTCTATTTGATCAAGCTCTTCATCTACACGGTCAGTAATGCCTGCCAAAATAACACCTTCTTTAAGTGAAGCAACCCCTCCTTGAACAGCACTAACAGCGTCGGCTATCTTTTCGGTTAAGCTGTCAATCATATAAGGTACAATCTCTATACTGACTTGTGTTTGTTTGGCAATGCTGGCGTATTTAGGGATGAGGCTTACTATTGCAGACAATAGGAAGTTGATACGGCGTTGCAAGAACTCTTCTACAGTCTCAGCGTGATTGCTCACTGCCATATGCGTACCCATAAACATAAACTTAAACGCCTTACCGCTGAGGGCGTTGCCTATACCTTGCAAAGCCTCAAACGTAATTTGTGGGGTGTTAGTTAGGGCATAACAGCGGGAGGTGAGGTTATCAAACTCTAATTTTGCCATATCAGGGGACTGTTGCCAAGTGAGGTAGGACACTTGTGCATCGTTTTCAAGTTGAATTATCTCGCTTCCCGTTCCTTTATTACGAGTGCCTTTCACATCTCCTGAAGCTACTAATTTGGGGTAGAAATTGTAGTCAAGACAATCGGCAAAATTGGATAAGAGCAACTCAAGGCGATTACGGAGTGTGCGTATTTTATCGCACAATGGTCGTTCACGCTTCATATAAATAACAGGTATTTTGGAAAATCCGTGTTGATATTTCTCTACTTGTACGCCGTTGCTGTAAATTGTTACATTTTGGTTATCAATGACCATTAGTCGTGAGGTTTGTATGCCTTTGCTATCCGTTTTGTTGTACTCACGGGAGAATGCTATAAGGTCGCCGTACTCATCGTAATATGGGTATAGGGTATCACCACGAAAGGGCGACCATATCATAGACTTAAGACGATAAGTAGGATTAGAGTCATCTTCCTTTGAGGGTTTTACGTACCAATATTCAGCTACTTCGCATTCAGAGAACCAAGAGCGAACTATACGCTTGTTATCGTATTGTAGCTTGTTGCGCTTGTGTAGGTCAGTTAGAAGTTTAAATAATTCTTCTTGCTCTGTTTTATCGGTGTTTGCCGTGATTTTAGGAGGTGTACCTACCGTGAATGCGGTGTGAATATTGACAATATCCTGTTCTAAGGGTAGAGCGAGGCGATTGACTTCTTCATCTTTGAATTTTGCTGGGGTGTGAATTGTGCCGTCCTTATTATAGGTTGCTTCTTGGGTAAGCACCTTTCGTTTTGGGCGCAATTCAGAGTCGAAAATATCGTGCTTAGTATAGTCCCAATCTTTTAGGAGTAATTGGGTTTCAGGACGTTCTGCTGGATATTTTTTGAGCTCGGCAATACGCGCGGCTTCGGGTAGTGCAAGTAATTCTTTTAAGGTCATTTTTAGGTAAGATATAAGAGGTAAAAGGTAAGATTGTGATTGCCTACCTTTTACCTTGTGTTAATAATTACTTTTGTTTTTCTGTACCATTAATAATGGCAACGCAAGCCTCGTGAATATGCTTGTAGAGTTCAATGTCTGTTCCTTGAAAATTGGAGTTTTGAACATTAAAATCGTTAGCAGTAACTGTCCCCTGAATTATTGGATAGTTAGATGACTGTTCACGTGTTGCTGAGAAAGCGACAGCCATAGGGTTGTTGTCATTTTCTGTTTCATAAGAGTACATTATTGTAACTCCTTGCACTTTTTCTTGTGCTGTAATGCGGATTGTTTTTTGAATGATTTGCATAATGTTTATATTTGTATAGTTATTTTTAACTTCTATGACTTTTTATGTAATATGTAGCAGGACTACAAGCAAGTGTTAATACATCTCCACTTCCCATATCTATGTAACTTAAAATATCTCCATCATTGGTTATCAACCCTCCGCCTCCTGCTGGTTCTATTTGTACACGTATTCTTTTATTCCCAACTTGGTCTTTATACGCCATTATTATTGTAAGTTCATAGTAAGGGTATAGGTTGTTACGTGAGACAACAGGTATACCCATATTTCTTAATTTATTAGACATAGTTGTGTAATTTGGCAGATATACTAAGTTAAAACTATTAGATACGTTAGTAAAAACAAACTTATGAGTTACACCTATCCAATTCATAATGGTATCACTTCCTGCAACTCCATAATATGAGTATTCAAAATTAGCATTTGCACCAAAAGATATTGTATCGCCATTGATTATTTGAGCACGATTGTTTTCATACAAAATAGTATCTATAACATCATTAGGATTGGGGGGTATTGATATTTCTACTCCAGTAAATTTGCCAATACTTCCTGCTCCCTTAGGTTTTTTAGGATTTCTATATAGTGCTAAAAGAGATTTTGTAGCGGTATAAGTATTACTTGCAATTCCACCAAAAAATGCTTGAACATCATTTTCATCTTCTCTATATATTACTCCAGAACCCGTATAAGCACTACCTCCTATTACTTTGTTTTGTTTTTCATCCCAATTCCCTGAATATATAGACCCACTTGTCATTTTTAATCTACCTGATATTATTCCTCCTTCTGCTTTTATATTTTTAGTAATCAAAGTTCCATCTTCTTGTACTAAAAACGCAGATTTACGACGTCTTTCTTCTGCTTGTTGTGTTGTTTCTATAGGTTGAGTTTTGTCGGGCTCCCCTGCCCAAAAGCGAATGCTATCATTAGTCATTCCCGTACCCGTAATACCTGCTTTTGTACCTTGTGTGTTTCCTACTATAAGCGTACCTGTTGCTACCACATTGCCATCTATTTGTGTGTCGCTAAATATTTGCGTTTTGTTTTCGAGTTTTTGGATACGTGCATTTGAGTTTTCGATATTTCTTTTTTCAGCTTCAATTTGCGCTTTTGCATTGTTGATAGCGGTTGTAAGGTCTGTTTGAATGTCAGCTACTTTGTTTTCAATGTCTTCAGGCGCAGGAGTCCAGTCAGTGGGTTTGTTGCCTCGTTCGAGTTTTACGAGTTCAACAGATGAAGTAGGAACGGGTATAACGCCTGCAACTTCGTGATAAATAGTAATACCTCTCCATTCTTTATTAGGTACTATTAAATTAGTAAACTTTCCGCTTTGTAAATTTGTGTTTATATATTGTCTTGGCACACCTCCTAATTCGTTTGAAAAATAAACTACAATCGCCCCTTGTCTTAGTTGGCTCATTAAGCAAATAAAAAGTACCTGTATAACCATTCATAGTCCGTTTGCTCTTAGAATTTAATATAAGGTTTCTCCCCCCAATATTCAACTCATTCACTTTTTGCTGTGCAAAGTTTTTAGCCTCTTGAAGTTTCAATTGAAGTTGTTGTATTTGTCTTTGCTCTGCTTCTGTGATTTTGCCGTCGGCTGTAGCAATAGCTTGCGCTTTTGTAAGTTCTGCTTGTGCTCGTGCGTATGCTTCGGTAGCAGTTTTCGCGGTTGATATTTGACTTTCTAAATCCTCAGAGGCGGGTGTCCAGTCGGTGGGTTTGTTGCCGTATTCAATTTTAAATGATGACACATATAATTCTTGAACAAATTCACTACCATTTTTTATAAATTCAACAAAACCTTGATTCCCATCGTTATACAGTTTTATTCCATTCTTTCCAAATATTGTGTATCTGTGCCACTGTCCATCAGATATTATTCTATTACTATCAGGATAAGTTACATTTTCACTATCTGTTATAGATTGAAAAGTTATATTATCTTTTGTTGTTTTTGCCCAAAATGAAATGATGGTAGGGCGTTTTTCAAAATTAGACCTACATTGAAACCCTTGCCAACTCCATTTAAGTAAATATGATTTATTTCCTCTAAAAGTTTCGGAACTTAAAACGAGGCCTCCTGCATAGTTACCTTGTAAGTAATAAGGTTCATTTTTCAGAACAAAATTAGCTGTCTCTCTTAATAGGTTGCGACCGCCTACTTCGATATTGCTTGTTTGTTCGTTGGTGTATTGTTTGAGTCTATTTTCCAATGAAAGCAAATCAGGGTTAATAAGTTGTTTTATCTCGGTTTTGTTGCCTTCTGTTATTTTAAGGTTTGCTTTTACCTCTATATGGTCGTCAAAGAGGTGTATATACTGCTGCCCGTTCCCTGATGTTATCTTATCGGTTTTTATTTGTCCACCAGTGATTTCTGTAAATCCATTGAGTTTAGCGATACCTCTCTCACCTTCATATTCTGAATTAACAGAGGCATATAGAAAATGATAATATCCCGCTTCTTGCTCAATATCTATTTTGTTTTCTGATAGAATAAATTCAGCTGTTTCATCAGTTTTACTTGCTTTGATATATAGGTAGTAGGTTTTGGATTTATCATCCAAACGCCCCGATACGAAAGCGGGAATATTCCAATACTTATAACTGTTAGCGTCACGATTAGGACTTATGTCAGTAGTCCCTAATGTAAAGTGTTTAAGCCACCCGCTACCTGCATTGATTTGTTTACTATTTTTATCGAAATAGAGCGTGTGAGGTGCTTTTATAGGGTTTGCTTTTGAGATTACAAAATCAAACTGGGTTGATTTGTTGCCTATAAGTGCCATCATAGTTTGTACAGTGGCGGGGACGATACTTTTGGTATATTCTGGAAATGCTGCTTCTATCTGTTTGATAGTTTCTTGTGCATCACGCCAGCTTCTTTTAGTTAGTGATTGTGCGCGCTTGTTGAGTTCTTCAAAATATACCTCTTGGTTTTTGAGTTTACGCATTTCAGCAGCAAAAGAATGTCCTTGTACTTTGTTAGATAACTCTATTTGTGGGCTGTAAGGGTTATTTACATATTCTTTTAGTCCTACAATGCGAATAGCTACGGGTGTGCGCTGAAATTCAGTATCTGAAAAGTTGATATAAGCCCCCATTTTTAGACGACCTCCTACATTTGCCCATTTCTTCTTTGCCCATATACCGTCTAAATCACCAGTGAATGTAAATAAGTCGGTGCTATTTTCGTATAGGTATTTGCACGCTTCTTTCATCATCTCCCAGCTTGCGCCTGACTTTGTGGCGTTGTCGCTGATATAAGTGTTTGGCATTTGCATATTATACACGGAATACTGGTCGCCTATGGTAGGTTTGAATGTATCGTTAGGCATTGTTACGCCGTCTTCTTCTTTTGGTTGTAATTGGAATCGTTTTTCAGCGTGGTCGTATTTCTGTACCTCAAACTCACGCCCTGAGAGCATACCGCTTTCAAAATAGATAAGCATTTTTTCCCCATTGATACGCATTTCCCAAAAGTTAAGAGCTTGAGGAATGGAAGTATCTGTAAAATCGTAGAAGTGTTTTGCTTTATCAACTTCAAAGACAGCTGTTATCGTTCCCTTTCGCTTAGGGTATATATGAGAGAGGTCGAGGCTTTGCTCATTTATAAAGCCATTATTTTGTGCATTCTTTATGGTTATAGATAACCCTTTGTCATCAGAAATAAAGGTTACTCCCTCATATACGTACTCTTGTGATTTAGGTAGCAACAATTCTTTATTACCGTATTTAGAGCGGTCGATATTACGTTCGCCTCCTTGTACATATAAGCGAGTAATACGACTTTGTTCAGTATTGCGACTTACACCTGTCTTAAAGCCTTTCCCCTTGCCGTATTGAAGTGGTAGGGGATTGTCTTTAAAATACTCTACCTTATGCAAATGAATAGTTTTGCCTATGATTTCGTATTCGGTCTCAAAGGCTTTGGCTATCATATCCAATGCTTCAAGGCAGTTGTTGTGATTGTAAGATACGAGTTTTTCTGAGGCTTCTATACAGTTACCTACTTGCCACCCGCTATCTATCATATTGAGGCAATCGACAAGGATTTGCACGTGATAGCGAGGTGAGGCGGTGAATGGGAATTTTAGTGTCTTATCATTCGGATTGCGAAATTTGTAATTTTTGAGATTTGCGCCCTCGCTGTCCATAGTGAGGGTGTATTCAAAATTTTGTGTGTTATGCTTTACTATTTTCGCAGGTTGATTAAGGGTATAACGCTCATTAGCGAACTCGCACCACGCACCAGTAGGAATTTCGGTATAGGTGGATAGTGAAAAATATAAGGTAAGAGTATGCTCGCCCATTATAGAGCGATAACGATAGCTCTCATCGGTGGGGAGAATGTCTATATGGGTGGCGTTGAAATTGATTTGCATATTATTTAGCTGTTAGTTGTTAGACAATTGTTAGTTGTAAGTCGAATTTGCACCATATTAAGGGTGTATCAATGTATAGTTCGGTTATTTTGCCGTTTTTATAGATACAAGGATATTCCTTGTTGTCGTGTTTTAGGGTTCGGGCGTTGGGTCGCGCTAAATCATAAAGTAGGGCGTAATACCCTTTGAGAAAGTCGATAATAGGTAGGTATATAAAGCATTTGAGAGTAGCTGTTCGCTCCTGAATAGTAACGGGAGCATTCACTGAAACAAGTCCACTCATTGTGCTGTTTTGTGCGGTGAAATACGTTTTGGCATTGCCTGCTGTGATGATTTCCTGCTGAGTGCCTTCTAATAGGGTTATACCGTATTGAGTTAGGTTTTTACCGTCGATATAGGTTTCTACATTGTGAGCGGTTAGGGTTGGGGCTTGGTAGGTGTAATTCTGTAACGGACTATCGTCTGAAAGACGAATGTCGGCTACTATATAATTACCATTAGTTTGTACTTTGTTGAGTCCTACGAGGCGGAGCTTGTAGGTACGCTCTAACTGCTTAAAGGTATAATAGGCATACGCATTAGCAGTAAGGAGCGTTACTAACTGGCTGTATTTACTTTCAGGCAGTAATAGTTGTAGAGTGAGCTCCTTTGCCGACAGTTGGGGACTGGCAAGGTCATACTCTGTACCGTTTTCCTCTGCCCAATCATTTTTATTGGGTACTTTGAGGGCGGGGTATGAGAGGAGGCTTGCGATTGAACCTTCTACAAGTTTAGCGTTTAGGGTTTGTATGTCAGTATTATTGATTTTCATTAGTAAAACATACCAGTTAGGTCTTTAGGTTTGCGGTTGCGCCCTAATATTTCTTCTAAGAATACATAACGGGTGGCATCTATAGCGTGATTAAAAGCATCAATGGGTACATTGAGGAATGCGCCGTCTTTGTTTTGGGCATAGGTATAATTCTTAAACTCTTTAATGATATTTTCGCTTCTGCGAGTGATACATATTTCGTACTCTAACATTTTGGTAAGCCCTTCCATTACCGAACCTTGTCCTTTGGTTACCGCCACAATACTATAACCAGCATTTTTTATTTCTTTCACTAATCGAGGGTCGGCACTTTCGGAAATGATTTTGTAGTTACAATAGGGTCGAAGGGCTTCGATAATGTCGGTAGTGAGCATTTGCGTTTGGTAGCATATTTCATCAATATATACCTTGTTATCCAAAAAAGCTACTTCCACAATAGCGGTAGGGTCGTTGGTAAAACCAAAGTCGAGCCCTATAAAACGTTTCTTTGTCCAAATAGAGATTTCATCGATAAGAGTAACCTTTTTAAAGATAAGCCCCTCTATCATCGCTTGTTGTCCTAATCCGTATACCTGCCAAAGTGATTTGTTCTTGTGCTGTAAGCTCTCAATCTCATCAATAATCGTTTGTTCCAAAAAGGGGTTATCCTTATAGGTGGATATGAAATGATAGGTACGAGAGTCTTTATTGAGTCCACACAGCCAATGGTCATCGGAAAATGAGGGGTTATAATCGACAATAGTGAATTGGGTAGTACGCATTTTTAGCTGTTGAAACTCAATAAACTTGAGTTCGTTAGCTTCATTGATGTACAATATATCGCGCTTACGACCCCTTAACTTTTGTTCGCTATCGGTGGAAAAAAACTCTACCCACGAGCCGTTAGGAAATGTGTATATCATTTCGGACTTGTTGAGGCAGGATTCATCGAATATGTTTAGCTTGTATAGTATTTCCTTAAAGTCAATAAATACTGAGCCTTTGAGTGCTGGTAGTGTGGCACGGACGATAGAAAGGCGCGTGCGAGAATGCGAAAGGCAATAGATGATGAGCCAAATAAGAATATTATATGTTTTCGAGCTACGGCTACTACCTTGAGCTGAAACTGTTGTATAACCCTTCTTAATAGCTTTATCAACTTGTGCGTATATGTTAGTTGTTTGTATCGTCATCGTCGGTGCGTACTTGTTCGCGTTTGTCGATTATTTCGATATTGATGTTTGATGATAGGGGGTTGCCGGCTGTGGTTACATCTATATTTTCGCCAAATCCTTCTTTACGACCTAACGTACTCATTAGATAACGAACCATTTGACCATCTGGGCGCTCTTCCCATCCTACTATTTTTTTGTTTTCGTCCAAGATAGGAATACCTCGAGCTAATACCCTTGATGTAGCGATACACTCGTCTAATATTCTTCCTCTTTGGTCGTCTATCACATCTTGAAAGCACGAATCTTCCTTTGCCCATTGATATATTGTCGTACGGCTTACCTTGAAAGTTTTTGCTATTGTGGATATATTTCCACCTGATTTCTCAGCTATTTCTGCAAATTTTTTTAAGCTTGGTTTATTTGTATTAGGTTTCATAATAGATTGTTCAAAGTGTTAAATTATTCTATCATATTAAGGACAGTTTCACCCTTAGCAAAACGTTCGTCAGGGTCTATTCCTATAATCTCGCAAAAGGCTGATTTTGCTTCATAGGTGGAAAAGGATAGAGTAATAAAAGCGTCTTCGTCCTTTTGTCGCTCTATGGCTTTTTCTTTTACTTGCTGTTTCATTTGTTTGACTTGTTCCTTTTTATCTTCGTAAGTAGGTAAGTCTTTTGCTTCTATTTGTGTTGTAGTTATGAGGTCTTCATACGTTTCGACCTCTGGAGTATAGTCGTTTATATCAACAATGAAATTAGAAAGCTCGTTAATATCATAGTCACTTAATCCTAAGTTGGTGTAATCTATATCGTTGATATATTCAGCTACAAGGGAATAATCCGCCCGTGTGTTGCCAAGTGCTTCGTAGGTGAGTTGTTCTTTTTCTGTCTTTTCGTCAAACTCTACTGCTTCTACTTTTACTTGGTAGTCAGTTTCAGGAGTGCCATCGTACTTGTAGTACATATCCATTGCCTTGATACGACGATGTCCATCTATAAGGTTACCTGTTACTTTGTTCCATTTTATACCTCCGTTGAACCCTACCTTTTTGAGGTTAGCAAGTTGGTTTTTGATTTCCTTATCAGTATGCTTTTTAGGATTGTAAGGGTTTAGATTGATTTGTGAGCGGTTTATTGTTAGGGTTTCAGATTGTTTTAGCTGTTTCATAGTCGTACTCGTATAATTTGCGTTCTACTAATGGGAACTCGTCGATTATCTTTTTAAGGTCATTAGGGTAGTTGTTGCGTAGGAACAGTAGATAATGTAGGTCGGTTATATCTGTGCCTGATGATTGACTGTTGCTATACTTTTCTGGGGTAATGAGTTTTTCTGCTTTGATATATTCTATAATGTCGTTGTTCTTGTATGTGGAAAGGGGATATACCTTTTTATTCTTTTCGTTGATTGCCTCATCTTGATAAGTACGTAGCATTACACGTCGATTCATACTATCAGATTGCTTAAATCCAAATACAGCCCACTGTATGCTTGTTTTTTCTCTTATGTTATCGGTAAGGTCTGAAAGGTTGTAAAGGCGTTGTTTTTCGTTTTGTTTGTGTCCCAAGTGTCCTGTTTTGATATATGAGAATACAGAGAAGTGTGGTATTTGAATGATTCGTGCTTTTGGATACTTCTTATTGATATAGTGCATATAGCGTGCTATGTGGTCAAGGTCTTTCACTACGTACATAAATACGCATACTACTTTTTCAAAGTGAGGGTATAGCAAATTTAGCAAGGCGATACTGTCCTTACCACTCATAGAGTGAAAAAGTATCACCTTGCTGGTTTTTTGAGCGATTTGCTCAATGATTTGCTGGGCACGGTTAAGCATAAACTAAAAAATTAGATTACTTAGAAAAAGAAGCGTATAATCTTTGGTTTGTTCTTCCATAAGATGAAAGTTTTGCCTTTTCATAGTCTTTTTTAGTCTTATAAACAGTCTTTTTACCATCTGTCCAGCGTACTGCATAAAATTCTCCCATAGCTAAAAAGTATTAAAGTTAAACAATAAAAAAGGTCTGTAAGTTGTTACGCTTACAGACCTTTGTAGGTTGATGTTTTATGATTATAAGCCCTCGTGGCTGATGATTTTACCTATAACAAGCACAAAGAAAGCGGGCACTTCGTCTAATTCTTTGCCATCAAACTGTTGCCACTCGTTATCATAGTCGTGAAAGTCAAAGCAACGATTAAGAAACTCAATATCATCTTTCACCATTGAACAAGAGCTAATACCGTCAAGTTCTACTATTAAACTCCACGTTTTATTGTAGTTTGTAAAAAAAATGTGTCTAATATCGTTCTTATAAACTTTATCAAACTCTAATATACCGTTTTCATCTATACCTTGAAAATCGGGCTCTTTGAGTTTTTCTTGGTACTTCTTGTACTTTTCTTGGTCGATAAACATTGAAAGGTACTTATCAGAAAAGGTGCGTATTTCTACTTTCTTTTTGCCATTGAGTATATCAAGGGCATTTTCTTTCTTCATTATGAGGTGATACGCCTCTACTGGTTTGCCGTTTACTTGTATGGTCATATTGTTTTAGTTTTTGAATGTTATGATATATTTTTGGTTTGTAAGCGTAACAATAAATCAAAGTACTTGCCGAATGGTTTTACATTCACTGCAAAGGTACGGCGACTATTGCTATATTGCGCTTTTCGTGTTTAGTAAAAAATTAGTAATTATTTGGTAATTGATATTTTTTAAATAAAGCCCCAATTAAGGGGCTTTTATTATTGAATTATTGAGTGTATAAACTCACGACCTTTTTCAGTCCAAACAGTGGAGGAACTTGTACGGGTCTCGCCTTGACTATCAGTGTAAGTATGGGTAACCGTTTTTGTGTAGCCTTTATCTTGGTGATGATGATACAACAACCATTGACCGCCTTGTTTGTACTGTACTTTTAATTCGTGTAGTCTCTTATTGAGCGTTACAGCACTCATACCAAGTTCTTTTGCAATTTGGTTAGCGTTGTAGGTGCTTTTAGATGTTAAAACATCTTCATAATACGCTACCTTTGGGGCTTGCTTTTGCAACTCGATACGCTGTAAGTCATTTTGTGCTTGTAGACGTTCGTTATTCTCTACCTCAATAAGTAACGATTGTAAAGCCTCTTTGTAGGTGGTGGGTAGGGCGGGGGCTGATGATTTAGCCTTTCGCTCGTACTCATTAAAAGCTTCGATAAAGTCAATTTTAAACTCTAATGCCCTTTGACCTGTAAAACCCATAACTAACAAACTGAAACCATCTCGGTTCATTATGTACATTCTATATGTTTGTTTGTTTTGTGGGTGAATGTACGTACTTTCTACAAATAGGGTTGCGGAATTTTCCGCAGACCCTTTTTTTGTGTTAGATAAACCTTTTACAAGTTCATTAATAGATTCTAATACGTCTCTATGATTTTTACCAAACTTCTCAGCTACTAAGAGAGAGTTTGTAACTATTTGCCCGTTGTTGCTGAATACTAACTCTTTCATAGCTATGCACTTTTTTTGGTTAATAATTCATCACAAACTAAGGTAACACTCTGAAAGTAGTCGCTATCTTCGGGTAACAAGCCTACTAACATTTCAAAGAGTGCCATTGTTTTATTGCTTTGGTTTAGCAAGTAGGCACGTGGCTCATCTTCATTAATACCGTCGTGTAGGCTGTCGAGGCTGTCTCTCAATACCTCTATTAGGTGCTTTAACTTGTAATCTAACAAGTCGTCAGCTGGTTTGATTGACCTTAATAAGGTCGCAAACTTTTGGCTTTGCGCTGCGCTACTGTTATTCACGCTTTGTGCTTGTGTTGAAGATTTGAACATAATTTGTAAAATTAACGGCGTGGGTAGGTGCTGTTCAAACCTTGCTTTTGCAAATTTGCTATACATTACTATATAGCGACACCTTCACGCCGTGAGATATGAAAATAATATATTTACTAATATATTAAGGTATAATTACCTTACAAGGTTTGAACACTGCAAAGGTACAACAATTTTTTGAAAATGCAAATAATTTGCGTACTTTTTTTTGATTTTTTTTACATAGGTAATAGATTGAACTTTTTAAAGCATCGGAACTCGTGGCACTCGGTGTCAAAGTATACTTGTACGGTGTCATTGCTTTTGCGGTTATGCTGAGTAGGAGGTATCAAATCGGGGCGTAATGTACCCCACGCTTCACGGGTTGAGCCGTCTACTTTTTGAAAATAAAAGCGTACTATCTGGGTGCTCATTTTGGCTTTGAGTTTGATATTTGCCCACGCTTTTTTTAAGCACTCTGAGAATGATAAACCCGTTTGGCGTGCAAACTGCCAAGCAAGGCAAAAGACTGTTTTTTTATCTGTATTTTTCATTTTGATATTGATTTAAAAGGTTAGACTGTCTTTTATAATTTTTATTGCTACTTTAAACTCTTTTTCAGTAGAAAGTTCATATCTTGCATAAAGAGTTTGAATCTCTTTTAATTGGCAATTTTTATTAACATAGAAGTAAGTAACTTCACCTTGTTCATTATACATTATGAAAATATAGTTACAATAACCTCGTAACCCTTCTGAAATTACTTCTACATAAGCACTATATTCTGTGTAGTAATTTTTATCTACTCTTTTGTAAATGTTACCTGCTTTGAGTTCTTTTAATTCTAATGCTTTCATACTATTAATGTGTTTAATGTTAATACTAATTCTTATTGTTTGACGGCGCAAAGGTAATTACATTTATAATTACGTGCAAATATTTTGTGTTAAAGTTTTGTTAAATGTAATTACAAAAGTAATTTAATTAGATATTACTTTATATCTTTGCGCTGTTAATTATAAATAATTGTATATGGCACGTAGAAAAGACAAAGTTTTTCAGATAAGAGCTTCGGAAACATTTTTGACGCTCCTCAAAGAATTAGCGGACAAAAAAGGAATGTCGCAAGCAAACCTTATTGAGTACCTCGTACGTAAAGAGGCTGATAGTATGCAGCTGAAAGAACAGTTTCAGCAGGAAGAGACAAAAGAGGGTGAGAAATAGACCTCTTTTTTTGAGGGGGGGAAGAAGGCATACAAAAAACTACCGCCTCTAATTATAAGATTGGAGGCGGTAGCAAAACCAAATGAAGAAATTATTAATGAAAGAGACTATTGGCAACGATGAATAAGGTCAGCTTCTATTTGTTTAAACACGTAACTATATCCTATTGTTTTGCTCAATATCGCGTGCTGTTTGAGATAGTAAGATATATTAGAAAGGGGAATTTGTAAATATTCTGCTATCTTGGATTGAGAGGCGTTATCGTGCTTTCTTGCCAATCCGCAAAATATTTTTTTATTATCAAGGTTACCTTTCAAAGGCTCTCCTGTCACAGCTTCAATAGATTGTTGAATTTCTTTTAAAATCATAGTATTATAAATTAGGGGTTATACATTATCTTCTTCTTTTAAAGCCATTAATCTTTGGGGCAAAGTAATCGTGTATGCTGATGAAATCTTCTATCACTTTTTGAAACTCCTCAAAGGTATAGCACACGGCGTAGGTATGCCCTAATGCTATTGCTTTCTTCTGAAAGTCTTTTTGATTGTCAGTTTGGCGATTACCTTTTATTTTCATTTCGATATAAAGACTTTTACCCTGAGGGAGCATAACTACTAAATCAGCAACTCCTGCAAGTACTCCCTCTGATTTGAGGCGTTGTGCTTCACGCACATTGCGACTCCCACCGTTAGGAACGGCGTAAATAATGAGGTGCGGATATTGGTATCTGAACCAACGTACGCAAGCGGTTTGGAGTGTGCTTTCTTGGTGTTTCATAATTATTCAAAATTCGTAGCGCAAAGGTACAAAGCATATTAAATAATTCCTAATATTTTTTGTTTTAACTTTTTGTATATCAATATTTTGCAACGTTAAAACGAAACGTTAATAATTAATGTTGCAATTTTACAACACCTTGAATATCAAAACGTCTAAAAACAAAAAAGACGAGCAAATGCCCGTCTTGTTGGTGAAAAATATTTTGTTATATTTATAACATTTCTATTTTTCTGAGTTTTTCGAGGTAGAAATCGCGTATTCTTGTAAATTCTTCTTCGCTGAATTTCGCCCCTCTTAGTTTCATTCTCTTGTGAGTGGTAGTTGATACGCCCTTCTGTATCGCACGTGCTACCTTGCTATCAGATAACTCCAATTGCTGAATGATGTATATTACTTTGTCGTGTGGAGTCATAATTATTCTTGTGTTATCATATTAGTATTATACCATTCCCACGCTTCATCTAAGAATTGTGTTTCTGATATTTTGGGAGCCAATTCCCCTCCTGTTATCTTTACGTTGTTCTGAATTATTATGAGTTTGAATTGCTCATATTCATTACATACATATAACTTCTGAGGTTTATGCACTAATTCATCGTTAAGTGCTACTTGTTGTGTACGCTCTCTAATTACCAATACCAATGATAGGTAATGAGGCGAGTAAATAAACTGAAAGCCCTTAGGCATTCGCTCAGGCTCAAATGCCAATAGAAATTTTGGCATTTTTAATTCAAATCTTTTTATTTTTTGCATATTATTTTGTATTTTTGCACCCTCATTTCTAAGGGTTTTTAAATCGTTAGAATTGTTTTAATTTTACAAAGTGAAGCCCCTAACACTACATTAGGGGCTTTTGTTTTGCAATTACTTAGTATAAGTATTCACAGATGCGTTCGTTTATTGCTTCTTCAAAGTCTTTTAATTCGAACTCATAATCTTCATCGTGAGTTATCTTACCATTAAGAGCTTTAACAATGATATTAGCTAATTCTTCACCGAAGTACGCTTTATTAACCCAGCCTTTGGATTTCCAAGTGCCATAACCTGACCATTGTTTATCAACCTCTATAGTGTAAGGTTCTAATGCTACGATTTGAGATGCTAAATCATCTACAATAGGTCTTAATTCACTTACTGAATAATCACCTTTTCTTTCTGCTAATTTGTTGAATAAATCTTTCATTTTTCTTTGAGTTTTTAATATTAATAATTGTTCTTGCTTTAATTTTACACGACAAAGATACGGCAATAATTTTTATTGTACAAGTTTTTTGCATATTTTTTTTCATTTATTTTGTTATATCTGTAACAAAAGTGTATAACTACTATATAATCAATGTTTTACATATAATATTTTTTACAAAAAAAAGAGACAAAGAATGAAAAAATGTCTTTGTCTCTTGATTTTCTCGTTAATCTGTATCTATTATTATGCCTATTTCTAACACAGTGAGTGGTAGCCAAATTAAAATTAGTCCACCTCTTGGAGTACTCCCCCATTCTCTGAAATCAAATTCTGCTGTAATAAAAGCGAACATCAGATACAATAATATGAATATTACTATTGGTGCTATTATACACGCTAATACTTTGTTTTTCCTGTTCTTCATTAATCAAATCGTTTAATGTTATTACCAAATTCCTTATGTACTTCAATTAGTTTAAGTACTAATCCTTCACGTGCTTTCTCGTACTTCTTTGCAAAGTGGCTAAACGTGTGCCCCCCTTTAATATCCAAGTGGTAGAATGCGCATTGCGTACCGATGTTAATATCTTTGAATGTTATCTTGTAGCCCTTCGCTCTGAACCAATCAAGGGTGTCGTCCCAAGTGGGGACTAAAAAACTATCAGGAGGAACTACTGGCTCATATAACAGTGAAATATCCTCATACCACACGCAGTCTTTTTTCTCTCTTTGAATGAGATATAAATCGTTCTTTTCGGCGTCAAAAGCAAATAGACAACGTTCATCAAATCCTATTCCTTTGAGTTCTTGGGCTATATCTAAGGATACGAGCCAATTGGGGTAATTCAATTTATTCATCTTTGATAAATTTTGCGTTAATAATTTTACCAGTTCTGTTTTTGATTTCGTTGTAAGCGAGGTTCAAGCACTCCTCAAGGGTGGTGTTATACAAGTCAGCCAAATTGTAAAAACAATCAAATATCAATGATATATAAAGGCTTATACTATCACTTATTCTTATTTTATAAATACAAGCACTTCTCATCAATTCTGATAAAGTTTCATTAATTGTAAGTGATATATATATTGCTTTTGCATACTCATCTCAAACTGTTTTTTTGTACTTGCCAAAAAAGGATACAGCATCTCCATCTATCATATAACAGTAGTTAATCAGTGTTACCATTACATCACCTATGGCGTCCTGAATAGCGGTTTTGTCGCTGTCATAACACGCTTTGATAAGTTCGCCAACTTCCTCGTGGGTTTTGAGGAGTTCATCAAAGGGCGTTAGTTGCTCATAGATTTTTCTTTCTTTTGCCCATTCTTGGATAAGTGGGACGAGTTCTTCGATTGTTTTCATTTGTTGATATTTTTAGTGTTAATAATTTTTCCTAAGTATAGTACGAAGTAGGTTTTACCTTCTTCTGCACCCCATTCGGGTTTACCAGTGCCAAAGCGTATGGTTTTTAATTCTATGGTGAGGCTTGGAGCATCACGAGCATAGCCATTGCGAAATACAACACTGTCGTATTCTCGTCCAATAAGGCGAAGGTTGTAATACGGTTTGATATCGCGATATTCTTCGGTTTTCTCGCCTGATAGTATCATATCAAACCATTTCTTCTTTAATGTTAAGTGTAAGGTATTCATTTCTTTGATTTTTTAGTTATTAATTCTTCTCTCATTCCCATACAATAGGAGCGGTAATTGATGTTGGACTCTTTCATTAGTACATAGTCGTACCATTGCAATATCTTGCCCTTCGGCTTGTCGTTCTTCATATCGAAGTATATATCCTCGATATTGAAGAAGTAATCAGATAGACATATAATACCTATGCCTACATCGTAATTATCGAATTCAAATTGTAATTCTTGCTTGTCGCAAAACTCCTTGATGAGGTTACGTGCAGCGTACTCAAATAACTCTACTGCTTCTCTTTCTTTTGATAATTGTTTTTTCATTGTTCTGTAATTTTTAATCGTTTTGCTATCAATTCTACTATATCCACAGTTACGGCATTACCAATGAGCTTGTAGCGTTGTGTTTTGGCAATTGGTTTTATAGTGCCATCGTAGTCGCCGTATTGTGTCCAGTTATCAGGAAAACCTTGCAAGCGTTCACATTCTATTTCTGTTAGTCTTCTAACCCCTCCCAGTAGGTTGTTTTCTTGAAAGGCGTTGCTTGATATGGTAGGGCAGATTTTGAGGTCTGCACCTTTGTTTTTGCCACGTGGGAGTTGGCGTATTACGGGCATACCGCTACCGTCTTCCCTTGCTCTTGCCGGGATAGTAGGTGCAATATTGCTTTTCACTTCACGAAATCCCTTACCGTCGTTGTGAGTGCGATAAGTGCCTACTTGTATGTAAGTATCGTCAGCATTCATATTGCCATTGGCTTTTATTGTTCCACTAATTTGGGCTTGAAATTGACTTTGCGTTTTTGTTGTAGGAAGGCAATCATCTTCTCGGATAGGAAATACTCCGCACTCACTTCGTCCTGCGAGATGTCCAACAAGGTATATCCGCTCTCTATTTTGGGGTAGTAACCAGCTTGTATTAAGCAATTGCCATTCAAGTCGATAACCCCCAATTTTGGCAAACGCTTGGAGAATTGCCCAAAAGTCTGCGCGAGCATTTGAGGAGAATGCGCCTTTAACATTCTCCCAGATAAATACACTTGGTCTGATGTCAGCAATGAGGGCAATTGCTTTCTTGATAAGGCTACTTTTGTTACCTTTAAGCCCTGCACGCTTTCCAGCAAGGCTGAAATCTTGGCAAGGCGAACCGAAAGTGATAATGTCAATTCCTGTAAAGTCTCCTCCGTGAATAGTGGTAATATCTCCGATGTGTTTTGCATTTGGAAAATTGTTTTTATAATTAGCAATTGCGTGTTTATCTATTTCGCTGAAATAATGCTCGGTAAATTGGTATCCTGCCCGCTGAAAACCGAGCGAAAAGCCACCAATACCGCTGAATAGGTCTATGAGTTTCATTGTTTCTTAGGTGTTAATAATTCCGAAAGTTCCTTACCTTGTGTAATGAGGTAGTCGTAGAAGAATTTCAAAGTGTTTTCCTCCTTAAAACTCATCAGTTTACCCTCAGTATCGTTTACGCCCTTCTTATATTGTTCTAATAGTGTCTTAATAGCACTAAACTCCTTCTTATCCTTAGCCTTCGTCTGCTCTTGTCGAAGTCGCTTCTCAGTTTCCGCACGCATTAATTGCTTGTCATTCTCTGTAAGTGTAGCGAAGTAAGGTTGTAACACACCTCGCCGATAGAGTGCGTCGTACACAGGCACGGATAGTATAGGTAACTTCTTGGTTTCCTTATATTCCTCAAAATGTCCTGTAAGCCAACTAAGCACTGAGGCTTCTGTTTCTTCTTCTGTCATCGTGTTTTTTTTCTCTGGTAATTGTGAAATGTTAATGTTATGCACTCGCTGGGTGTCTTGCAACCACTGGCGGTATCTTCCCAAAACCTTGCAGACGTATGACACGTCAAAAAACTGATAGTGGTCGGTTACGTCGCCAAATTCCCCGCTTCTGTCCATCTGAAAGGCTTTGTATATCTCTTGAAAAGAAAGTCCCGAAAAACGGCTAAAAACGACGTTCCAAATTTCCTGCTTCTGAATAGGGTCTATTTCTCCTTTGAGTCCCACAAGAGTAGCAATGTGTGCAAAGAGATAACCGAATGCTTCTTGTATCCTTACTTCCTCACGGTTGTATTCTCTAATTCTCAGGTATTGGTGCCCTGTTTTAGCCATTGCTAATGGTGTGAGTACCCCAGCCTTGACTATTGTTTCTAATATTTTCAAGGGTTTGTCTTCCTGCAAAATAAGGAGGTTTGCCGACTGTGGACTGTTGTCCGTACGGCTCAGCGTTTGTAATGAATTTTCCATTTTCGTCTAAGATAATTTGATTATTAGTGGCTTGTTGAGGTATTTGGTCTGCTTGTAGCCAACTCGCCTCAAAGCCTCTCCATTGCTTCTGCACTACCCTTTCAAGGATAGCATTCTTGTCTTGCCCTGTTTTTCGCACTTGCTCAATGAATGTTTTAAAGGCAATTTCGCTGTTTATGGCTTTTTTTGCCTTCCGTATTTTTAACCACTCATCTACAAGTTCGGAGGCAAAACCTTCCGCAAGCATTGCCTTTCTAAAATTGAAAGGAGGGGGGGCGGGCGCAACTTGGGGGGAGGTTTCTTTTTCAGCGTTTAAAGCCTCTTCTTTTTTTTCTTCCTCGTCAAAATCGACACACACGCTTTTTTGTTTCTTTTTTTCTAAAAAAGAAATATTATCAATATCAATATCAATATCAATAGGGTTATCTTCGGTTATGTTGGGTAATGTTGGGTTATCTTCGGTTATCTTTGGGTTATCTTTTTTTGCGTAGTAAGGATTTGATTTTCCCTTTACAAAATTAGGATTACCTCCCTTCTTCCCATTCTCCGTGTTAGCCTCTACTTTCTTCTGATATGAATCTATATAATAATCTATATCTAATTTTATAAATTCAAAAGCCATATCAACCTTATCATCTGTTGAGCCTGCATTTGCCCCGTTCTCCACATATTCGAATAACATTTTGAAAAGAACTCCTGCCTGCTTGTCGGACAATTTGTTAATTACACTTTTGTATTTAGTTTTTAGAATAAATGTATCTTTCAT